TTGTAAGCATCTTCATTGTAGTTATACAGATAAGATCGTAATGTTCTGCCGTTTTGATCTACAAACAGTGTTGCACCATCTACAGACTTAACCTCTAAGAAAGATGCTCCATGTTGTGTTTGCGCTTCAATAGTAATGTCAGACGGAGTATTACCTCTAACAATAAACTCTGCCCCTGCTGTAAACACCTGTAGGCCACGATCAGGGTTAATGTCGATAATCTCTGTTAGCTGTCGTGAGGATATGGTTGTAAAGATACCCTCGTCATCATCACCTTCTTCTGTGTAGAAATCAAAGAACGATCCAGACCTAGATGCAAACAAACTCTGTAGCTTAGACTTTGTACCGCCTAACCATAACCTTCCTGCATAGAATGCGGCAGTCTTAGGAAATCCTCTTCCTGAAGGTTGTCCTGCATTTGGTGAATCTGCGGCATAAGTTGCAGACCATACATCTTCCTTTCTAGGCTTGCCTGCTACGTCTAAAGTAATGGTAATAGGATGATCTGAGCCAGTAGTGACAAATGCTGTAAATTGATTATATGTTCCTGCTGAGTCTCCATCTATATCTATGCTATATGTTAGGGGCGCTGTATTTGTTACGGTTATGCCTGTATCTCCAAATATAGGCATATCTTGCAAATTTTTCCTAATGTTTTCGGCTGTAGAAACTTTTCCTTCTACAGTATCTCCTGCAAACGTAATGTTTTTACTTAAAATTCCTTCAACATCTATTTGAAATCTATCTCCTAATTCTTGAGAATTATGAAAAACAAGTGTTTGTTCTGCCGTTTCGGGCACTGGACTATTTGCATCATTGTAATCGTACTGAGGCACATTAAGAAAAGGAATGTCGTCAATAGTAAATACGTCACCACCTGTGTTTATTATTCTTTTAGGATGATGATCCTCATGGAACATTAACATGACGTTTTCTGTTTGCACATCACGTACAGTTGCTACCTCACTAGACTTAAAAGGCAACGGTAGATTAGCCACAGGAATATAAGTAGCTGTTTGATCTGTAACTCTATATAGCGCCATGTTGCCATACGAAGGTGTAGTTTCTTCACCCCCAGTAACAACGCATAAATAATGCTTATCATGCTCAATACTAAAATCAAACGTTTTAACGTCAGAAGCATTAGCTGTGTGATAAAGTATATTAAACTCACTAAGTTTTACAGAGTGCGAAATACTTCCAGTATCGTTTTCTCTTACAATTCTAAAGTATTTATAAGCTAGATTATCGCTTGCTCTTATTCGTATAGACTGAGGCTTTTCCGTCACAGTTATTGATGTTAATAATGACCAAAATGAATTGTCTGTAGAAGCCTGTATTTTTAATACACACGACTGATTACCAGTTAACTGTATATCTTGTACGTCAATGTACTTACCTAAATTGCTTTGTCCAGATATGTCGTAGCTTACTAATATAAAAGGAGTGCCAGTTGTACCACCTGTTCCAATAACATTTGTAGTAGTTGTAGTAGCCCTGTTGAAATCATTAATGTCAGCGGGAGTGCCACCATTAGGCATAGACGCAGTAATTTCAGAGCTAATAAAAGGCTTAATTATCTTCTCTGCTAGATCAACGTGCTGTGTTCCTGCTCTGCGCTTTAACCCTCCCTGTGGGACGATAAGCACATTCTCAGCAGTTTCCATGCCCTGATAGTATTGGTCAAGATCAACACGACCTTTAAGTAAAGGAGATAGTTCTCCGCTAACGAAAGAACTTTGCAGGAATTTAGATTTAGCCATTAACGCCTCACATTAATAAATGGTTGGCTTCTCATTGGCTCAGTAGGGTATTGTTGTGAGTCAGTGTAACGCGCCATACGAGATGCGTTCACATACTTGTTTGCATTGATCTCAGCAGATGCCGCACTGTCTCTAATAGAAGGAGCAAAGTCCATTGCCAACGCATACTCTATCATCTTAGCAAAGTAGACAGGCCATTCGCTCTCAGGAACATTTGCTGTGTAATCAATGTATAAAGGGCCAGATGTATTAGTGTACACCTTATCCCCATAGATTCTGTATTGTACTGCTGGCTCTAACTTAATGACGTTAATCAAGTCAGCAGGCAACTGGTACATGTTTTGGTATTCAGTTCCTACAGGAGTCTGAGGAGTCATTGCTAGTTGTGCTGTACGTCTGGAAAATCCCCATCGGTACTTAGACATTTCGGACTGTACAATGTTGTCATATAGGTTATTAGCAACTGTCTCTGCTCTGCTATTACCGCTTAATGACGTAACTGGCAGATCGCCAATTAATATCAAGGCGTTAGAAATCAACTTAATCTTTTCTGCCATAATAAACCTTTAAATTTTCGGAAGATTTTCAGTATATTTCTTCATTAACGCTTTATTTTTTTTAGTTAAAAAATCGTTAAGACTTTCTTGAGTTTTATATTTTGTTACTAATTTTGCATAAAGCTCTGTGTCTTTACTCTTTCGCGCTTCTGAAATCATTTTTACCGTTACGCGGCCTGCCGCCCTTTGCTCTTTTTCCAAAGACGCTCTACGTTTGTTTTCTTTAGCAGCTTTTAATCTTACGCGAAGTTGTTCTTTTTGTTGCTGTTTTATATCAGACATAAAACCCTCTTTGAGAAAGGGGGCCGAAGCCCCCAATCAGTTTACCCAAAAACAACTTATACGTTATCTTTGTACTCAACTTTACAGATACCGTCAACATCACGTACGACGGCACCAGCTTTCATCATGCCGTTGCAGAGCCAAGAAGTCTTCTGTGCAACCCAATCCACAGAGGTCTTCATGTCAATACCAATAGCAAGTCCAACAGCGTCACGGCTAAAGAAGTATGAATCAACAGTGTTACTTGTAACAGTCAATCCACCTTCAGCACGATCATCAAGAATGATGAACTGGAATCCAGCTAGGCTATTTACGCCACCGCTAACAAGTGCTTTCACAGCTTGGTAGTCAGCAGAAGTAGCCTTCTCATCTTTCAAAAGACCGCCAAGTCCTGCACTGTTAATTGCGGCATACAAGTTAGCGTTAGGAACAGCTTGACCACGCAATGCTACTTGAGCATCAATGACCTTAGCCATAGTAAGACCAGCACTACCGTGTGCAACAGTAGAAGAAGGAGTGATTGCATCAATAGCATCAATTACTAGCTGATCACTACGACGACCCAAAGCGCCAGCGATAGTGTCTGCCAACTCTTGTTTCTCGTCAAAGTTTACTTCAGCTTGGTCAAAGATGTCTGTGTACTCAGGAGCATTCCAGTTTGCAAGAGTAGCTGTTGCAAATGCATAGCTTATGCCCATAGGAACAACATCAGCAGAGGTTGCTTTTTGGTTAGCAAGTCCCTTGCCCATGTTACGGAATTTGTAGGTGTCGCCAACTACATTGTTACGGATTGTTACAGCAGGCTTCAATAGCCCTTTTTGCGCGTACGCATGTTTTACCATACTGTCAAATTCAATCGACGCTACGGCTGATAGATTAGCACTCATAATGATTTCCTCGAAAAGAGTATTAAAAAAAGTTTTCAAGGTTTTTTGCTGAGTACCCAGTAAAAATGGTCAGCATTCAACCTAAATTTACTGGGCCTTTGGGAAAAGGGTATCCAGTGTACTGATTATACACCTTTTACCCTATATTAATCAATTACCTGAACCGCCCCACGCTTCCATCATCTTTTGAATCTTGCGCTCGTGTTCTATATTTGTACTTCTTAGAAGGTTTCCTTGATCGTCTTTCTTAAACATCTCTGTCTCGATAGCTTCCCAAGATAGACCTTGAGGGTTATGACCTCCCTCCATTGGCAGTTTAGCAGGAGCAGTAGCTTGTACTAGCATCTCAACAAGTGCAATAGTATCTGCGCTAGTTACTAAGTCTCTTGCTTGCTCGTAAGTCTCTGGATCAAGGTTGTTCTTCATAAACCCTTCTACAGTCTTAATTCTTTCCTGAGCATTTTCTCCCAACTTCTCTAGCTCGTGTTCTTGATTAACCTCTTGCGCGGCATAATCTTGAGCAGACAATAATTCCCATGCTTCCCCAAACGCATCAGCACTCATGTTAGTTTTAGTAGCAAATGCCTCTAACTCTTGATACAAGGCATCATCATTCTCAATGCCTTCAGGGGGTGTATAACCGTCTTTAGGAGTTCCTTTAAATCCACCGAACTTCTTTGATAACTCAGAATATCCTTTAGCTTGATCTGCTACAGACTTATATTTTGTATCTAGCCATTCGGGTACTTCACCAGTTCCTTTGATACCATCGGTTAAAAAATACTCACCTTCTGCAAGATCTGGTGTAGCACTGTCTAACAAGGTATCGCTTACAGCGGCTTGTTCTTCTGACATAACTTAGTCCTTATTTGATTTCAGCTTGTTTCATCTGATTGATTAAAAACTTAATTACCCCACCCTCACCATTATGGTAAGCGGCTTCATAATTAATATTTTCTGAACCAAAAGAAGTATCGTTCTCATATACAAACCTTCTGGTCAGGTCTGCTAAGATACGCGCTCCATCATCAGTTGTAAAGACTCTGTGGTATGCTTGAGCTAAGTCGTTAGCATTACGCTTACGTATTTCTGCTTGTTTTTTAGCAACTTCTGAATCAGCAAGTTGATCAATATTTGACCAACTCATTGAATAGGCATCGGTGGTTGTGATGTCTTCATGCCAGCTTGCGCGGCTTGTGCCCCAGCCTGAATAACCTGTGCTTTCTCAGTAGGTGTTCTTACCAGTTCAGCAGGCATTCCAGTCTTAGACGCTACCCATGTTCCAAAGTCTTCTTGCTTGAATCCAATCTTAGCTTGATCAGGGCCAGCATTCTGTAAGACAAACTGTACTGCTTGTTGAACATTGATAATATCTTCAGCATCTTGTGCTTTAGCTAGAGGTGATAAGAACTTAATCTCAATATCACGCCCATCTAACTTTAAAGGCTGTAGTATTCCCCTACGTGTAAGGATGTGGACAACACGCTTGAGGATAGGAACAAGAACTTCTGTCTGTAAGCGACCAAATGCACTACCGATTCTCTTAGCTAACTCCCTTGACTCTATGGCTACCTCTGTCGCAGAACGCACAGCACCAGTAGGATCGCGCAGATCGTTAAACAAAGCACGTTTGATAGCAGTCTGTAGCTCCTGCATTTCAAATTGCGCCAATGCTAGGTTAGCACCAGTGTCCAATCTCTGGATAGAAGGGTTAGACGAGTTGTTAGAACCAACTGGAATAACAACCCCTGGGCTTATAACTATATTGTAGGGGTTAGTCACGCCATCATCTGTAGCTGTATACATACCTGACAGGTCAATAGCGGCTTTCTGTAGTACAAATTCTTTTACTTTGTTTAGTGAGCGTACATCAGGCAGTGCTTGTACAGCAGGGCCACGACCACGTATCTCACCAGAGACTTTAGAGTAACGACCAGTTACCCAAGGGCTTGAATCGCCAAAGTCTTCTTTCCAGCTTATACGATCTTCACCTTTAACCCATACACAGCCGTAGTATTTCTCAGACTTAGGCATATACACAACGCCTTCACTGAGTTCTACTTCTGCATCGGGTTGATTGTCTATTAAATTCTGTACATTTTCTGAGGGCTTAAAGCCTCTCCACTGTCTTTTAAGGTTACGCGCTTTTACGTTAAACCTACGCCAGTGTGTTTCAATAGAACCGTATGGGCCTTCTTCAAACGCAATACCTTTCTGTGGAATAGCGTTAAACACTAGTGGCATATTCGTGTTGTCAGTCTCATCAATACGTAACGTACCTGTACCGACTAACAGATCAAGAGCATGCTCATAGAACTGTGTAGCAAAGTTAGAACGGTTAATAAAATCAAAAACAATGTCTGCTTGTTCTTCTAGGTTTTTTCTTATGTCTTCTTCAGAGACATCAAACTCACCAGTCTCTAATGCCTTAACAACATTTAAAGATGGAGCAAAGGTTGCCCAGTTACTCCAGATAGGGGCGATGTTTTCTTGTAGCTTACTTGCTCCTTGTTGGATAGCTTCAATAGCAGTGGAGTCAAAGATACGATCCATTTTCTTTGAGCCAGCAGTATTAGAGTCAAACAAGTTTCTGTTAGGAAGGAAGTATTCATAAGTATCATCTAATAGGTCATACCATGAGGCCATCTTGTTAAACGCTACAGACTCTCTTGCTTTTAAATCTTGTAATGATCCTAATTCTTTTGGCAGTTTCATTTATCTAGCCTTTCTTGTGGTAGTGTTAGTTGCAGTATATCCTGCACCAGATCGTAACCCAGAACTTCCTGCGCTACCGCCTCCAAAAACTCCAGCCCCAGCCCCAGTAAATCCTCGCGCAACACCTGATTGTCCACCTGCACCACCAGCTTTTGCTAACAAAGACTTAGACCCTAGCTTACCACGAGCCAAGGCTTTTAATCTTTTCTCACTTTCTTCCATCTCTTCATCGAGCATTCTACTTTGTCTTTCTACTACAGCTTTCTCTTGTGCCGTAGGTTCTGGTGCTTTAGGCCGCTTCATGGTGACTCCTTAGATGCTTTAATAATTGATATGGCGTTAGAATGAAAGGATTGTTGATACCTAATATTTGTTTAGTATGACCTACACAAGTATTAAGCATAAATAATGATCTTCTGCATTCTCTTGGTATATAACTTTTCATTATATATTTACCCTCGATTATACTCTTTTGGTCTATTACAGTAAATAAATCGACGCTTTTGACTGATTTTCCGTAGATAATGAAAGAATTTGGCGTAGGTTTGACAATATAACAGTGCCTAATGCCTTTTTTTAAGAATTTTGACCACCATCTTTGCTGATCATCCTCAAAAATTACATAAACTTTAGAAGACACTAACTTGTACTTTTGCTGTCACAGGTTTAGAAAACGTATCAGTACGTCTTAATGCGGCACGACCCTCGCCCTCACCTTGTAATGCGTACTCCAAAGCCTCAACAGGGTGTGAATATTCGTTCTTATCAGGCTCATCAGTGTATCTTTCCCCTGAAGT